ATATAGGATTTGGTATGCCACGTTTAAGCCTTTGGAAAGACGGTAAACACTCAAATGATTACAAGTTTATAGATCGCAGAATCAGCGAAATGTTTACCATTGGCGGCACTGGTGTACATTTGCACAAATATTTAGGTACTGTTGACCAAGATAACCCAACTGGCGGAAATCGCACAGAGCAGGCTATACAGGATCTGCTGTTTGTAGAAAACCGTGACCGCAAATATGATACCAGTGTATATTCCATGCGTGGTATATATCAGCGTCAAGACCAAGATTTTGATCTAAGTCAATTTGGATTGTTTTTAGCAACCGGTACCATTTTTATGACGTTTCATTTACGTGATATGGTGGACTTGCTGGGACGTAAGATTGTTTCTGGTGATGTTATTGAACTACCACATCTTAAAGACTACGACAGTCAACTTGGTGATGTGCCTGCGGCACTGAAACGTTACTATGTTGTAGGCGACTGCTCATTTGCTAGCGAAGGTTTTAGTCCAACTTGGTGGCCACACCTATGGCGAGTTAAACTTAACCCATTGGTGGACAGTCAAGAATACAAAGATATTCTCAACAATATCAAAGTTGATACCGACGGCGACGGAATTGAAGAAACTCCTATTAGCCAAATTGTCAGCACCTATAACAAATACATTGAAATTAATGATGCTGTTATTGCTGATGCCGAAGCAAGTGTTCCTAAGAGTGGTTATGATACCAGCGGAATATACATTAAACCATTGACCAGCGATGGGTTATTGGGTTCTATTAACAGCGACACAGCCGATGATGATACACAGTTGAATCCAAGCTATGTTGACACTGAAACAGCCGATGAAGCTCCATTGGGTCCAGACAAGAAAATTAAAGGTTACTTAACCGGCGATGGCCTTGCTCCAAACGGATTACCACTAGGAGTTGGAATTGAATTTCCAGACAGTCCAATTAACGGCGATTACTTTTTACGACAAGACTACTTGCCAAATCGTTTGTTCCGATACGACGGCCGCAGATGGGTTAAAGTTGAAGATGCTGTTAGAACAGATATGACCCCCGGTCCTGATAACAAAACACTACGTAGCAGTTTTGTTAACAACAACACTAGCTTTGTTGACGGACAAGGTAACACACAAGAAACGCTACAAAGTTTAAGCAAAGCATTTAAACCAGGGGCAGATAATTAATGGCACAACAGTTTTTCTACGACGGGCAGGTAAGACGATTCATTGAACAATTCGTTAGAATTGTGTCTAACTTCCAAGTCGAATTTGGGAAGGATCGCAACGGCACTGCGGCATTACAGCGTGTTCCGGTTATATACGGCGACCAAAGTCGTCAAGCCGCGGCTATTTTACGTGGTAACAGCGAAAATTCGCTGGCTAATGTGCCAGCAATGGCTGTGTATGTAAGTGCATTGGACTATGATCGCGAACGCATGCAAGAACCTAACTTTGTTAGCAAAATGAGTTTACGTGAACGTGCATATGATCCAGATACTGGAGAATATCTACCGTACCAAGGTGATACATTTACAGTTGAACGTTTGATGCCGGTTCCTTATAAATTAAGCATAAAGCTAGATATTTGGACCAGCAACACTCAACAAAAGTTTCAACTGTTTGAACAAATTGCCACGTTGTTTAATCCCGGATTAGAAATTCAAAGCACAGACAATTACATAGATTGGACTAGTTTAAGTGTTGTGTTCTTGGATAGCACAAACTTTGACAGTAGAACTATCCCAGCTGGCGGTGATGAAGCTATCAGCGTTATGACCATGAACTTTAGTATGCCAATTTGGATTACTACTCCCGCTAAGGTTAAAAAGCTAGGAGTTATACAGCGTGTACTAAACGGCATATACGATCCAGACGGAAACTTAGTAGATGACGTATTCTCTGGAGATGCATTATCAAGCAAAACTATTACATTGTTAGGCTATGGTGTACTTTATACTGGTAACACATTAAAACTAATAGAACCCACTGATCAAATAATTCCACAGATACACATCAAGTCAAGAAAAACATGGCCAACACTAATTGAGCAATACGGAACATTAGTAAGTGGAACTACACAAGTTAGATTGTCGTTGACTGATAGCAGTCACGAAATTATTGGTACTGTAGCATATCACCCCACAGACGACACGCTGTTGTTGTTTACCCCATTCCAGGACACATTACCTGCAAACACACTAGATGCTGTAGATGCTATCATTGATCCATACACAGTAAATGTAGATCAATTTAACTTGCTGTCACCAGAAACAGGAACTAGATATTTGATACTAAACCCAATTGGTAGCTATGACAACGAGGAAGCCGCAGATGCCTGGGGCGGAATTGATGGAGCATTATTTGTTGCTAATGCCAATGACATTATTGAATACGACGGCACTGCCTGGAGAGTTGTATTTGATAGCGAGCGAGAAAATTCTGTGCAGTATGTCACCAACTTAAATACTAACATACAATACGAATGGTCAAACAATCAATGGACCAAGAGTGTTGAAGGTATTTACGGAGATGGCGAATGGAGAATCGTACTGTAGCAAGTTGTGGTGCATTAATATACTGCACAGCTACCCAACGATATTTGTTTTTACTGCGTAATGCTACCAAACATGCCGATTCATGGGGTTTAGTGGGCGGCAAGGTTGAAGCCAACGAAACTGTAGTCCAAGGACTACACAGAGAAATTTCTGAAGAAGTTGGCAATAATTTTTCCTATAATAAAATCATTCCAATTGAACAATTTACCAGCGACAACGGTAAGTTTGTTTTTCACACATACCTAATCCCAGTAGAGCAAGAATTTGTTCCTACGTTAAATCACGAACACAGAGGATATTGTTGGGTACCACTAAAGGATCACCCCCGTCCATTACATCCGGGGGTGTGGCGTAGTTTTAAGTTTGCGGCAATTGTAGACAAATTGCACACACTAGAATCAGTGTTTAAAGATCAGCTTCAACAACAAATTCGTTAACTGTTACAGGTCGAACGTTTAGCAAATACTTCCACTCTTCTGGAATGTCAGCATTTAGGCTAGGAACAATCAAAACAAACTCTGTTTCGTTGTATGTTGAAAATACCTGAGACATCGAACGTACCCAAAATGCATCAGCATTGGATGTATCAAATCCCAACAAGAAAATTTTAGTATGACCATCAAATGCTGCCAAGTATGTTGCAATACTTCCAGCGTTCCAACTTGGATCTTGTGGTACTAAGTAAAATTTACCTGGATGATCTAAAATTGCTTGAGCGCCTGTGTAGACAATGTGATTATTAGTGTAGCCACTGTCAGCAACTTCATCAATTACTTCTTTACCTACAGCCACTAAAAAGTCGGGCTCAAATTCTTTGTACAAATTATTACAACCATAACTTTGTAATTTGTTAGACGCTAGTAATCCGCCTTTGTGATTTTTAATATGCACAAGGTCAACCATGCTACGTGTAAACCCGCTACCAATAACAATTGCTTGGCTGGTAATTCTGTTGTTAATAACAGAATTTGTGATAAATTCTTTGGTATAGTTCCATTGTCCATCGATGTGGGACATTTCTGTAACTACTTCTTCGCCAGTGTACTCACTACGGTATAGTTTTTTAATCTGTAGCATGTTTTAAAGATCCTTATTATCTAGTATTTATTAGTTTTTGTGTATATTTTCTTTTAGGAACTGATAATGTGTAGGTAAACTGTCGATAATTTGCATTTGGCGCTGTTTAAACTCTTGCCACTTATTCCAAACATCTAGTTCGTAGCCCGGAGTTTCGTAGTACTTGGCATCCATAAAATCTGTAAACTTAGAATTAACTGGACTATAGCCCATTCCAGCGGCAATGTATATAATACCGCTCATGTCATGATTAAACGCATGTCCTCTGTGTATTCTGTGTGCTACGTCAATATATCCGTTATATAGGCTTGGCACAAAATCTACCATTTCTTTGCTGTAGGTTTTGCTAGTAACTGCTTTCCAGTATGGTGTATCATCACGCATGCTCAACGCATAGTGCTGACTGATAAAATCTTTAAATCCAATGATTTGTTCTCTAAATGCATGATTGAACATGTCAATGTCCAATTTGGTTATATTACCGTCACGCATTTCCAGGGCCGCACACATCTTCATAATAGCTTCGTGTGTTAGCATTAATCCCGTTGACTCCAGTGGCTCAATAAATCCGTTGGCTAATCCTATGCCCACAACGTTTCTTTCCCATGCACGTTCATGTACACCGTGCTTGATTTTAATATGTCTAAACTGTGCGGCATCTGCTCTAGCATCATCTGGGCATACCATGCGGTTACTCTTTAGATGTCTACGGAACTGTTCTTCGGCTTCTGCTTCAGTAGCAAACTTACTGCTGTAAACATAGCCTGTGCCAATTCTATGCCACAGTGGTATGTTCCATACCCAGCCCGACTCAATGGCAGTACAGCTGGTATAGTTTTCCATTTCTTTTTCTTTGTCAAGGTAAGGGATAACTGTGGCAATAGCACGATCGTTTTGTAGTGTATCGTGGAAGCTGATAAACGGAACATTCATTGTTTGTTCCAACAATAAAGATTTAAATCCAGTGCAGTCAATGAATAAATCTGCACTGAGCTCTCCGTTGTTTTTTGTAAGTACGCATTCAAGATCGCCTTCTGCATTTTTTCTTGTTCCTGTAACGTCATCTAGTATATGCGTCATACCAGAGGGCAAGCAGACTTTATCTCTTAAGAAGATACCAAACGCGGTAGCATCCATATGATATGCTGTGTCCATATCAAACCTAAATCCACGCACTTCACCATCAAGGTTGCGTGTCATTTTATTAGCATCAGTCATTAGTATGCTGGAATGATAGAATTCTGCAAAGTTTTTGTTATCGCCAATTAATTCAGGATGTCTAGATTTAATAATAAACCAGTCCATTGGTCCGCGTGGCTTGTCTGTTACATCCATTATACCAAACGGATAATGGAACGTGTGAGGTTTTTCTGTGGGGTTCTCTCTAAAGTCAATAAACTTAATCGACGTTTTATATGTTGCGTTACAGTGAGGCATCCAATCTTCATCTTTGAGCCCAATGTAGTGCAAGAATTGATTGATATGACCAATTGTACTTTCACCTACACCGATAATAGGCACGTTAGGACTTTCTATTAATGTTAACTTAACATCTGGAAAGTTACGTGCAAATGCCGATGCTGTCATCCAACCACTAGAACCGCCACCTACTATTAAAACTGATTTAATCTTACGTGTCATTGAAAATTTTTCCTAATCTGTAACGCACTGTCAATGTCTTGCATGCCAAATGTTCTTTCGCACTCATGACAATCCCAACACTGACTTCTGCAATTCAATAATAATTTTTCTAACTTCTTGCCTGGCTCAGTTGACCATATACCTGTATAGGGTTTATATGTTGTTCGCCAATCTTCTTTAGTGTACCTAGTATCAATCCATCCTGGTATCCAATCGTGTATGGGCACCAGGTTGTTTTCAGCAATTTCGTTAAAGTCGCTGGCATAAACTGTTTCGCCAGCTAGTGTAATTGCTTGTTTAAATTTACTTGGAGGACTGTAAAACCACACAGCCTTCATGTGTTTAACATCTTCGGGTTTGGTCATTGGGCTGGTTAGTCGGCCTGAATATTTAAAAATATCTACCAAGTCGGCAAACTGGTTGAACGTGTCTATTTCGTTAGCTACTACATTAATACCCGATCTAGGACTTTGTGCAAACTCAGGAAGATTTCTCCAACCGTTACAACTTAAATCCGCTGGACCTTTGAAGTACTGTGTACTAATCACTTCGCCAACGCTGTCGTGTTCTTTCTTAAATGGGCAGTGATATATGCATGCTTCTGCAACCAATAAACTAGTTAGCACTCGCTTTTTAGGATTTTTACTGTTTAAATAATCCTGTGCTCGACGAATTCGTTTAAGTTCTTTGATGTTTCTGTTTAGACTACGGTCCAGTAGAATAGTGTTGTACCCAAGATATGCTAGATCAATAAACATTTGAGCGTCAGCACATATTTGATTTACAGTTGACTTCCAACGCATGTCAGGGCAACGGTCTTGAAGTACACCCATACGCATGATATGTTCACTGCTCATTGTGCAACTACGCAGACCTCTGTCGTAATAACTGCCAATCCATTCAACAAATTGATTTCTAATTTCGTCGTCCCATAGTACTTCGTGCGGAACTTCTACTGTGTTAAATGTTAGGCTTATTTCTACTCCCAATTCTTCTTGTATTTTAAACAAGTAATCAATCTGTTGATCACTGGCTTCTACTCCCATTGGGTTGCCACAACGTTTTTGCTGACCTTTCCAATTATAATAAAAGTATTTGCCAAAGTATATGTCATGCAAATTTGCCACAAATTGTGGGTCAGCGTTTTTTAATAAATTGTAATAGGTATCGGCATACTCTCCGTGGAACTGGTCATAGTGAGCCACAGAGAAGCGGTTATTGAATTTCATAGTTTGTTTGATTAAATTTTAAATTATTGTGGATTCGTATTACCAACCAATTCCTGGTAGTAACGTCTATTCCACTCTAGCACAGCCGCAGGATCGTCTTTGGGTATTTCGGCTTTGACGCTGGCAACATGAGATGCCCAAGGTCCAACATTGCTAATTGTGCCTGTTTGTTGTAGTTCTTTAAACAGCATGTCCAATTGATTACCAATAGAAGTATATGCTATTTGTCTTGCTACTTGATATCCGGTTTCAACAAAACCAGGAATAATTAAAGGATCAAATTTTTCAACTTGTCCAGAATCTACATTGTAGGTATCTCGTGTAGTAGTGTCGTCCGGTACATCTACCCACGAAAAAGATTCGTGTACTTCAAACTCATTGCCCTCGTCCACTATTTCGCAGATTCGTCCGGGTTCTAAAGAATTAAGTAAAGCTCTTTTCATAAGTTATTGTCTCCTTGATTATTTATATGCATAAACAATCACCATTCCGCTTTCTCCCACAGCACCAACACCGTTGCCGCCGCTGTCTGTGATATTACCTGGGCCGCCAGATCCGGGTGCACCGGTACTGGTTCTTAAAGGCACTACACCACCCAAATTGGTATGGTTTCTTGCCATTGCACTGGGCCCACCAAAATATGTAGATCCACCATGTCCGCCAGACCAAGACCCTACGCTGTTAGTGTGGCCCGATCCTGCACCACCTTGTAAATTAATTTGTCCACCCGATCCACCGCCACCGTGTCCTCCAGAATGGCTGTAATTTCTGTTAGCTCCGTACCCGCCGCTTGCACTCAAGTAAGAACCAAAGCTACTAGTTCCACCATCGCCTGCGGCCGCATAATATCCGACCCCAGCGCCTCCACTACCAATGGTAACAGCAACCGTGCTAACACCGGTTACGTCATATACTCCTTCTGCAAATCCACCAGCTCCGCCCGACTCACAGTAGCTGGCTGCTCCGCCTCCGCCTCCTACCACTTGTACACGCACTCTAGTACAACCTGTGGGCTTAGTCCATGTTCCACTAGCACCAAATCGTTGTACGTTGATCAAGTCTCCAGTATTACTGTTTGCAATAGAAGTTGTCTGTGCAGACCCATCGTTAAATGTAACCCCAGAAGATCCCAATGTTATTGCCATTTGTTATTCTCACTTATACGCATATACAATACACAATCCGCCAGCACCACCCGTGCCAGACCCGCCATCGTTTCCTCTGCCGCCTGTTGCACCTGTTCCCGGAGAAGGACTAAAGTTGCTAGGCGTAGTTGAACGATATTGTCCACCAGGTCCTCCAAAGAAACTTCCGCCACCGGCCCCGGCTTGACTGTGAGAGCCTCCATTGGCATGTCCGGTTCCTGTGCCGCCCGATAAATTAATTTGTCCCCCAGAACCAACCCCACTGTGTCCGCCACCGTGACTGTAATTTCTGTTGGCTCCATACCCGCCCGATGCAGATATCAGTGAACCAAAACTTGTAGTACCCCCATCACCTGCGGCCGCATAATATCCAACCCCGCCTCCACCGCCACCGACGGTAACTGAATAGGATGCGCCAGCAGTAACAGAATAAAAGCCTTCGGCATATCCACCTGCTCCGCCTGATTCACAATACCCGGCTGAGCCCCCGCCACCTCCTACAACTTGTACTAATACTTTACTGCAACCACTAGGCACAGTATATGTTCCGCTGCCAGTGAAAGTAGTAATGCTTACCAGCGATCCTTTGTCTGTTTTAGCAGAAGTTTGTATACCACCTGTGTCATATGATAATCCCTGTCCGGGTGATGCACCAAATCTGTTGGCATAGTAATGATAATTTTGTAGTACTTCGTCATCGGTTAGATACCGATTATACATCATAACAGCACCAATATCTCCCCAATACTGACTTGCATTGGTTACACTCGATGCGTCACCGTTATTGTATGCTCCAATACTACAAATACCCTGTTTAAATCTTGCATTACTGCTAGAGTTTGATCCTCGTATTACACCAGGAGTGTCGTTGTAGCTTAATCTGTAATAAGGTGTTGTACCGTTGCTCCAACGCCAGGTCATCATTACCCAAGTGCTGGTTCCGTTGCCTGGTAAACTTTGTTGACTAAATCCTGTGCTGTTAAATCCTGATCCATTGGCATTGTCGTACATGCCAATTTCCCATCCACCTGATTGAATAATAACCTGGTGATCTCCACCTGTGCTTAATGCACGAAATAGTGTACGCCATTCTGATGTACTGTTTTTTACTCGTGTCCACACAATAGCTGTTATATCTGTGTTGTAAAATGTTGTATCAGGACTGCGTTTAGCACAACCATAACTGCCATTAAAGTCAAAATATTTTGGACCACTACTGTTATAAGCACTTGCTGATACATTAAAATGTTGTGCGTTTCCGCTTAGATCATACCAAACTGTACCAGATCCTGGATAACTGTTGGTGTCGCCTGCGTCTAAGTGCAGGCAAAGATTATTTTTAACAATGCTGGTTGGTGTACCTAATGTAACTGGCATATTTGATTTTCTTTATGTATATGAATAAACAATGACCAATCCGCTGTTACCATTGGTTCCACCGCTGCCATTGTCTGTAATTGATCCCGGAGCTCCTGCACCTGGTGCTCCATCTCCGATAACTTCTGCCCCTGAGTGTCTTCGAGATTTTGGTCCACCAAAATAACTCGGGCCACCTTTCATGATTCCGCCATGTCCGTGATGGTTTGCGTGACCTGTACCC